AGATCTTTCCGAGGAGCAACAGCAATGGAGCGATCACGGCGATCACAGATGCAATGATTCCGATAATGGTAAGGGTCTGCGGACTTAACTGGCTCAGCCATCCTAATACCTTCTCTAAGGCTCCGGCGATCGTCTCCATGGCCGGTGCCAAATAACTGGCCAACTGTGTGCCTAGTGTCTGAAGTGTTGCCAGTCCCGTGGCTTTTAAGGTATCCAGGGCATCATTGAACCTGTTGGCACCGTCCAGGGTCTCCTGGTCAACAAATTTCAGATTGTTTTCAGCCATTGTCTTGGCCAACTGTTCGTATGTCTTTCCGCCATCCTCAATGAGTGGGTTCAGCTCCATGGCCGACTTGCCCATTAAAGTCATGGCAAGGGCATTCCGCTCTGTTTCATTGGTGACCCCTCCAAGGGCCTTAATGACCTCATTAAAGACCTGATCAGAGGATTTCAGACTTCCATCTGCATTCGTGACAGATACCCCCAACTTCTCAAAGGCCTCTGCCTGTTTGCCCGTTCCGCCGGAAGCACTGGACATGCTCTTAGTGAGCTTCTGCTGTGATTTCGCAATCGTCTCTACAGAAACATCAACGAGATCCGCACCGGCCTTATAAAGCTGTAACTGCTGTGTAGAAACCCCGGTCACTTTTGACAGGGTGTTCAAGTCATCCGCAGCCTTTCCGGATTTCACAGCCAGGGTACCAAGGGATGCTGCCACCGCTGCCCCGGCAGCAGACAATGGAGCCATGGCCTGACCTGCATTAGTCAAGTTGGTCCCTAATTGCTTAAACTGTTCAGATACTGCTCTGAGCTTTACATTACCGACCTCTTTAAGCTGTCCCTTGAATGTCTTCAGCTTGGATTCTGTCGTGATGATCTCTCTTTGCAGTTCCCGATATTCCTTGGAGTTTTTGTCTACTCCTTCAGCATCCATCCGGGCCTGTTCATTTTTCAGAAGTTTGAGCTTCTCCTGGCTTTCCTTTATCTTTTCACCGAGGACCGTCTGCTTCTGCCTCCACAGATCAATGGAGGTAGGATTAAACTTCAGAGCCGTGTTGATGTTCCGAAGTTCTTTATCCAGTCCCCGTGTCTCTTTATCTATTTGTCTAATGGCTGAACTGAGCTTTGTAGTCTCTCCACGGAACTCAATCGTAATGCCTTTAACATTTCCTGCTGGCATGTTAATCACTCCTATCCGAAGAATGAATTTATGTCGGCCTGGGTAGCCTTGCGCCTCCTTGGCTTCTGTTCTTCCTCAGAAGGCTTGTTTCGCTCGTTGTAAGCGATAACATAATCAACTACCTGCCCGACTGTCATCCTTCGCATATCCTCCATGTTTAATCCTCTTTCGATTCCTGCGAGGATGATTGTGTCGAGGGTAACGGCCGAATCGTCTGAAGATTCTTTTTCAGATCCATCAGCCTTTTCAAGTTTTTTGTGCTGACCATTCCTTTAAATGCCAGCTTTGCGACTTCCGGAGCGATAACATCCACCGGGAACTCATCAAAGTCCTTCACCCATCGCATGGGTTCCGGAAGACTATCGTCCACGGCCTTTGCCATTGCCCAGGTAATATTGATCAGGTCGACAAATTCCACCCCGGAGAGATGCGCCAGGGCATCCAAAAGGGCATCCCCGTCAATATTCTTCATGATGTCTGCTGCATTGACCGGCTGTGATGTATCCACATCTCCTAAAAAGCCGGATATCACATCGAGACCTGCTGCCAACATCGGAGTAAGGGCAGATACAATATCATGCCCGAACTGGTCTCTATAAATCATTGTCCAGCTGATGTTGTTCGATAGCCGGATCTCTTTATTTCCTATATCTAGTGTTCTGATCATGTGTTTCCTCCTGGGGATAAAAAAATAAAGGCGAGCCAATACAAGACTCGCCCGTTTTGCTATCAGGGTGCAATTGCTGGAGCGGTCGGAGCGGTGAATAAGGTGTCATAACCTGTATCGCCCGGCTTAAATACTGCCATTGTTACACCTGTGGTGTTATCTCCGGTACATGTAACCGGGATTGTTTCTGTTGTAGGCTCTTTGTTCTCTTCAATGGTGTTATACTCACGAGTAATTCCACCAAGAGCGCAGTTATAAAGGATTACCCTGCGACTCTCAACATCACCCTCAACCTGGAACGCAATATATACGTTTGGCTTAGTTGGGTTCTTTACGTTCGCAAGACCACCGTTGGTAAGAGTTCTATATCCAAGGAACTGAGTTTTAAACTCATCATCAAACATAGCAACCTCAAGATCTCCTTCAATGGAGCCTCCTGAATAGCCAGACCAATAAACAATATTGTCTGCATAAAAATTATTGGATTCGCTCTGCTCTTCCGGACCGAAACTTACGGCGCCTTTCTGGTGGTATGGTGTTCCCAGAGTGACGGTTCCATTGTTATCGGCGTATGTTCCAACATGGAGCTGAGAGATACCAAATTCGACCTTGTTAGCCATGTGCCTCTACCTCCTAGATGTAGTAGTAGATTAGGAACACTCCCTGATCTTCCAGGAAGATGTCCTCAGATTTGTCATAAATAAAACCAGCACCAAGGAGAGCTTCCTCAATACTGGCCTCGTTCGCTTCATTTTTCTCGGTGAAATAATATTCGACCTGGTATGTGTTCTCTCGCCAGTAATGTGTATTATCCGCCTGGAGAGTGTTTTGACCATTCCCGATATAGACGATATAGGGTGGAACCTGTTTCTTTTTAAAATGGGAATAGGCGCACGGCAAACCAGTAGATTGTAATGTCTCGTAAATGCTCATTCTATTCCCTCCATGATCCTGCGAGGAAGCTCCTCGCTTGCCCATTCCTCAACGGGAGCAATATGGACAATCTGACCATGACCCGGAGAGGTACGGCCATATGTCCCATTGCCATTTCTTATAACGTGGCTGTTTTCAAGAAGATGAGTCAGTCGTGGATGTGTGGCATTATGGACCACTACCCCGTTTTTATCGATCTTCTTTGTCCGCCACCCGTTTGCATATCCATCCGGCCCTTTAGGGGAGTCTGCTTTCAGTTTGGTCACCGTCTCTTTTGCGACCTGCTTCATCCCGTCATCCATGACCTTCTGAACCTGTTCGTCAACTTCATCCAGGAGTTTTTTCATTTGGATCTCAACCGATGCCGTGTTAGCCATTGTGGACCCTTCTTTCACATACCAGGGAAATTTTATCCCTCTGAGCCGTCCAATCGGTACGGATCACGTTGTAAAGTTCCCCAAGGTATTCCACAAGGATCTCCCCATCATAATCCGCCCGGTTGGTAAGCTCAAAGGTGATTGAGGGATGCAACCCGGCCTGGGCAGCATTGTAAAATTCTGCATTATATACACCCCGTGGCATGGCAAATACCACCCGGTCAGTATAGGTTATGATCTCATTACCATACTGATCAAAAGTGGGACTATTCTGTTTTTTGAGGGTAATAACGGAATCATACATAATCAATCACCATTCTGTGTATCCTGTTGCGGTGGCAAGCTGGGCCTTCTGCTCATCATAAGATGCCTTGAGCCGGTCATAATCTTCCGGGATACCAAAAGACATCTTGCAGTAGGTGATAATAGCTTTTGTCACCAGTGCATCTATTGTCGGAGGGAGTACCACCCCGGCAATACTCATATCAAGCTTCGCTGATTCAATCAGATCTGTTAATTCCGCATCATAGGCCGTTGTTGTGATGCGGAGCGCCATTTTTACTTTTTCTAGCATTTATTAGGCCGGCTGAACCTTTACAAGTGCGCCAGGTTCAGTAACTGCAATAGCTGCCATCATACGGCCTACGATCTTAACCAGGTCTTTTTCTGCCAAGCTTACATCGTCATATTTAAAGGTAATTGTGTCACCTTCCGGAAGGTTTGCAAGAACTGCGCCTAAATCTCCGATAACCATCTTAGTTGTAGTGTTTGCCGGGAAATCAAAATGCACAACCGTGGAACCGTCAAACGGATCATAAGCAAAACCGGCACCAAGAGCAGCAACTTTTATAGCTGCTTCTGTTTCACGAGAGCAAACGATAACCACATCGTCCACATCGCCTTTCAACTGTGCTTTGGCGGTAATAATGTCCGCAGTTGTCGGATTGGTTCCGGTAAAGGTAGCTACCGGCACACCAACAGCCACAGAACTGGAAGCTGCCGGAGCTGCGTCAATCTGTGCCATAACCTGCTGAGAAGCAAATTTAATAATCTTATAGGTCATTTCATCATAGAGGTAGGTAAGGAGATCATTTGCTCCAAGTGCCAGAACCTCATCGGACACAGTGATCCATTTCTTGATATTTTTCGGAACCATTGTAATGATTCCCAAGATGATCTTTTCTTCTGTCGGAGCTGCAGCGCCTTCTTCATGCCATGCTGCGTCTGTTGCGGAGACTTCAAAACCCACCTGATGATTACCAGGTACGAATACTTTTCTCACACGGCTCCAAATCTCATCTTTTTCCCATGCCTGGCGGATTCTTTCCTCGATAAAGGTCGGAACCGGAACAGGGCCGGAGTTATCACCAAGGTTTTCAACATTGGCAGTCAGTAACGCACGGCATTCCATGTCCTTATTTGTACGGATATACTTAGCAAATGCTTCGATGTATTCCTGGGAATCACGAACCTCTTTGATGGATCTCTTCTCTACCTTTGGAGTAGGCTGTCCGATCGGCTGGCCGGCGCCTTTTGCCACTGCTTCCGCTGCCCTTTTCCGAATTTCTAATGCTTTCTTTCTCTCTTCAATCGCATCAAGCTCTAAGCTGATCTCTGCCAGTCTCTCAGCTGTTGCAGTCTCGGATTCTTTAGCAAGTTCGTTTGCTCTTGCCTCTACCTCAGAGGCGCTCATTCTTAAAATTTCTTCTCTAGTCATTTGATTACCTCACTAACTCTTAAATTGATCAGTTTCCTCATGACATCGGCCCGTGCCTTTTCCAGTCGCTCCGCCTCAATCCTGCTGATCACTCCGTCAGTGAGATTTCTTGCACTAATAGATGTCGCATCGTTCGCCGGGATGGATACCGCCGAAACATCATAGAGTTTTTTCACAGATGTGATGTGCCTTCGGAATAACAGCGGTTCCCCTTCTCGCTCAATGCGTTCCTCGGTTTCCCCGTCTACCGTAAAGCCAAAACTCATTTTATCTGTATAACCGCCCCGGATCTCTTCATAGAGTTGGCTTCCAATCTCTGTACCTCCAAGGTCGGCCTTTATTAATAATCCCCGGTCATCAACTCCAACTTCCAGGGTATTATTCTTATTCCTGGCGAATACTCGCCCCTGATGGTCGTACTGCATGATCACATCTGACATGTCTGTATTATCAAATGCTCCACGGTCAACCACTTCTTCATAGATCCAGTCATCCCCTTCAAAAAGGACATATGGCTCGTCAAAGGTACTTGCGTAACCCGTGACGATTTTCTGATCGTTATCTTCCAAAGCACGAAACTCTGTCAGATTTCTGTATTCTCTATTATTCTTCACCGGCATTGTCTGAACCCTCCATAGCATATGCCCATTTAAATCCACCGGCTGTTTTGCGTTCTCCATTACAAACCTTAAAAATGTTCTGAAAGCAAACCCCGGTCTCTCGCTGGGCTTCCATCGCTCCATAATATTTATTTAAATAGGTGCCATCTAAAGCAAGACAAAGAATTGGAATGCTTTTCCTGTTTTCCTTGCCAAGTAGCCTCTTTTGGTTTCTTCCCTTTTCCCTTAAAAACTCAACCTGTTCAGGTGTCCGTTTAACCCCTAGGTTTTTCCGTCTCATTGCATCAATAGATTTTTCTGAAAAACCTTTTTGATGCGTCCAATGGTTATCGCCGGAATGGGAAGCACGGTATTCTTCACGACTCCATTTTTGAAAAGAGCTTTGTTTCATTTTGCTTTTTACCTCTTCCGGGAAATTAGCCAGTGGAATGTCTCCACCTTGCAATACGTTATATCCATGCTCTTTCGATTGAGATTGATATAGGTTTATTAAATCCATTTCGAGGTTACATGCTTCTTCTTTTGTTAAGCCATCAGCAACGATTTCATGAGAGATGTTTTCCCATCCATATTTTTTTATAGCTAAATAAAAAGGAGTGTTTTTTCCATCGGCCGGTCTATATCCGTCACCATTTCGCCATCTTCTTTCAGGCTTTTGGCAGGTTAATCCAATATAAACTTTGCCCGATGGACTCGTATGCTTATAAACACAGTAATTATTCTTCATTCCCTGCTTCACTCACCTTGTCATCACTGTCGTAATATTCCCCACGGATGAATCGGGTGTCACCATTTTCAACAGCTGAATAATTGAACAGTTCACGGGCCTCATTAACCGACATAACACCTCTGTCCATAAGTTCCTTAGCCATCTGCACCTTCTGACTCACAGACATATACTGGAGCCTGTTTGCATTGGCAATGAAATAAGAACCCTGCGCCCTCTCTCTTTCGCTGAAAAGCATCTTTGTGACTGCCTCAGAGAACTGGATCGCAAAAGGTTCAATGGCTCCATCAAAAAAACCCTCCAGTGTCTCACCGTGGGCCTTGTTCTGCAGGACTTCTTCATTCGTCCCAAAGTATTCATAAATGTTCTTATCAATGAGCTTCATCTGCTCCGCATCGACAGTGTAAGGTCGTACATCGATCTGTTTTATGTCTTTGTATGTATTCGGGAACAGAAGGAAGCCACCGGCCTCAGAATCGGCAGACAGGTTCTTCTCTGTGAATCTTGCCCTCTCTTTGGCCAGGTCCGTCTCGGAGCTGAAATTGGAAAGTGTAGCCATAAAACGGAATGTGGCGGAGTTTTTCACTCCCTGCTCAATGCCCTGATTCTGAATATGGATCAGCTGCATGGTCTCGTTGAGAGGTCTGTTTGACTCTCCAAAGAAATCATCCCTGTACTGGAACTTGGTAAGGACCGCACACTTCCGAAATTCTACCGCTGCAAACAGTCCATTACTGAACTGGTATCTCAGCCAAATCTCATTGTCATACTCCACCAGTTCGCACATTGTGGGAAGAATGGAGTATATTCCGGTGATGATCATCCTCTCATCGAATACCGGCACGATGAAACAAGTATTAGCGACATCTAGAATCGTACTGATCCTGTAAAGCTCCTGGCTCCAGGTGTGCCACTGATTAGGTCCTAACCTCAACTTGCTCTGCAGTGCCGGATTAGCAGTTCCGACCACGTTCACCTTCAATTTGCTGATATGTCTTGCCCTGGCATCAATGGAAGCTCTGACCTTTTCCGACTCGTAAATCATTCCGCCCCAGTTCGTGAAAACTGGTGTATATGCGTTCAGTGTCTGAAAAAAGCCTTTTGCCTCGTTCAGTGCCTTTTGTGATTTTTTAGCCTTATCAGGCCGAAAGATTTTTTGTAATAATCCCATGAGTTTTATCCCTCATTCTTCAGTTGTTGCCCGATTTCGGCGAACCATTTCTGACGGACACACATCGCATCACTTAAAGCAGCGGTACCGTCAATCCTTGAAGTTGCATTTATTTTTACTAATCTGCCCCGGCCTCTCTCCGTGTTCATCTTGATGGCGGAGTTTAATAAATGTGCCTTTAACAAATTGTTGTCCCCTATCTGTAACCGCTTGTCACGAATTAACCCTTCCATCTCCTGGAGGGTAGACCAAAGATTCTCGCCCTGGAAAACATCGTCACATTGGAATCCGTAATTGGTGAGGTCCTGGATCAGATACTGTGCCGAGTACCTGTCATATCCGACCTTAAGCGGATAAATGTGATATTTCTCGATCAGGTCCCGGAACCACTGGAAAACATCGTGATAATCCACGAAGTTATCTCCACTCAGTGTCAGATCTCCTTGTTGTAGATAAATGTTATACGGAACCCCGTCCCTCTCGATCGCTTCCTCAAGTTTCTCTGCCGGCATCCAAAAATGAGACACTACATTCAAAACTCCGTCTTTCTCGATAACGACACAAGCCGATGTCAAA